TGGTTGCTTGAGAAAAGCTAAAGCCGTCCAGAACAGGTACTGTCCAGGCGCGGTTATCTTTAACGATGTACATTTTGGTGTCTCTACTAAAATGTAAAAATTCAGCCATAGTAACCTCCTATGATTTCTTGAAAAGACTTGGACGTGAACGTCTGTTCGTGCCAGTATTTTCTAATATCGAACCTCAATGACGATTTCTCCGACACCTAAAGGTTCCAGTGCGCCCTCATCAGTATCAATACTGATAATGGTGATTTGTTGTGCTGTGTTTTGCAAATAAGTGCTATCGTAATAGACTAACTTTGAATGCTTTTCTAACACAGTTTCCACATCTTCGAGAAGAGCACTCAAAGCTGATTGAGCGTCCTCCTCATTCACATAACAGCGAAGAGTTACCGTTAAAAATCGGTCCTTGTATCCTGCTGTCTGATATTGTCTTGACTCCCCACCTGCATTCAGATGAATTGCGGGAAATTCTTCAACTTCATCCCAAAACTTTAATCGCGGATGAACATTTTCATAGACATTAGAAAGAAATGTTCCAGAGCCGTCAATCTGCTTTAAAGCAATAACAAGAGCATCCAGAATGTGCATTCTCCTAGAGGCATAAGTTCTTGTTGTAGGCATTATACTCTCCTAGTGTAAAATCTTCCTATTGCTAATTCTGCCGCGATTTCTCGAATAGACCCTTCAATAAGCTGTCGGGGGTCTCTTTCTATACTCGAAAATCTTGTTCCGCTTGTGCTCTCAAAAACCCCGTAAGGTTCTCTATCATAAGTGTATCCGATACTTGGGTAGCCTTGCCGAGTAGTTTGAATATCTGTAACTCTTGTGCTATTTGCAAATCTTCCCGTTCGGTTCTCTAATCTTGGTGCTCCCATATTTGCTGCTACTGTTTGTGGTAGCCGGCTGTTGATAATGCTCATTAAAGATACTGGGCTTATAGACTCTTTCTGAGCTTTAGTAGGGGCCGGGTATCTTTTTCTCGCTATGCGCTTATTCTTTGGCCTTTTTTGCTTTCCTGCTATTTTTGCGTTGCCTGAGTATCTAACATTTCCTTCTTCTTTTGGCCTGGTAATTTTAATTGAGACATTTTTGTTTCCTTTCAAAGGCTTCAAAAGCTCATCTATAACTATATTTGTTCCTCTTTCGAGAGCTTTTTGCGACAAAGGCTTACTTCCTCCTGTCTGCATATAGTCCTGGCCAAATGTGCCTCTTGATATTTCTTTAACAAGAGAATCTTCTAATTTTCTTCTGAGCTGTTTCCAGTCATGACTTTCGGAACCTGCAGGGTTCAGACTAGAGGGCCCAATAGTTAAAGGTATTTCTAAAGTATCATTTATCTCATAGTCTTTAACTGTTGTATTTTTCTTCCAAGTTCCGGTAACGTCTCCGAAATACTCCCCAATACTTTTAGCTATAGCAGTAGTCTGTTGCACAGTAAAACCACTATCAACAGTTTTATCTAGTAAGCCTTCATATAGCTTTGCTAAAGTAAAGGCCCCAACTGTTGTTCTATCTTCGTGTAAATCTTGAGTCCTTCTTCTAAAGGCTGCTTGAGCTTCTTTGGACTTTAACCTATCACGAGAATTCTTTGACAAAGCAGGAGAATCACTCATATGCTTCCAGCCTTGTTGCCATATTATACGTTTGACAGCTGAGTGTAATCCTGCAGGCTGTCTTACTATAATTTTTCCACCTTCCTTAAATACAGAACCTTTTCTTTTGCCTGTAGTCTTTAGATAGGCTTGCTCGAAACCAGTATCAAATACATACTTTGCAGCAGCTTCAGCAGCTTCTTCTATGCCTTTTATTCTGCTTGCGGCTTCTTCTGCTTCTGTGAACTTCTTTTCATTATATAAAGCTGCGATAGTATTATGTCTATAAAGAGTTACTAAGTCCTCTTTGGTTATGGTAGTAATGTGAGGATATTTTCCTCCCATTTGACTCCGTAATACAGTATCCCATCTTCTTTTATAAGCTGGGTTCGTTAAGAACTCTTTTATCAGCCTATCAACTAAAGCCTTACTCACTAGAAATTCTTATATAAATCCAAAACTCGCTTGATATGGTCAGGAAAGGCAACATTATTACGCATAGATGTAGTAGACTGATTCTGTATAGAAGCGCCTGCTAATACTCTGCGTTCTTTATGCTCATCTTTCAAGTAATAAGTAATCAAATCAAAAACAGCGAGTTTCAAATCTTCCGGCACAGTAGCATACCCTGCGGTATACACAACCTGCACAGCACCAACTCCCTTTGGCCAGTTTATCTGTCCAAAAGAGTTAGTGCGAATTAAACTGTCAGTAGTAGTGTCTAAATAATACTCATAAGCAGCAGTAGTCAGAGTGCTATAAGACTCTGAATACGAACGACGCTCTGACACGCTTACAATAGTATTGACAGGGCTTTCAGTAAGCTGTATAGCATACGTGTCCCAGTCAACACTTAATGTTTCGGACTTATTAGTAGAATAGAAGTCTATAATACTATTTCCACAATATGTTTTTACTAATTGACTCACAGCAGGAACTAAGACATCAATACGCGCATCTTCTTTAGGAGAATTGATGCCCTCTGCGTCTTTATATTCAGCTGATGTAGTTAAATTTGCCATAAGTAAATTAGTAAAAACAGGGGAGGTTGCCCTCCCCTGAATTGCTTAATATATTAAGCTACGAAGTCAACCTTAACAGAAGGCTTATCAGCACCAGCGGCAGGCAGAATTTCTTCAAAGCCCAAAGACTGGCTAGCAACGATAACACGACGTTGGTTCATTACTTCATAATCCTGCTCAACAGTTACACCGCGAAGACGTGGGATAACATAGTTACGAGGATTAACAACGAAAGCAGCAGGAATACCAGCAGCTTCAGCTGGGAACTCATCAGATACAACAACAGGAGTGCCGAATACGGCTCCGATTGTACCTGTGATGCGCACTGCGAGGTCACTGCCGACTTCATCCATAGTTTGGAAAGAAGCGTCGTCTAGCAAGTCGTAGTAGCTGTTCTGGCTAACGATGTAGGCCAAATCCTGAGGATTTACGCCATACTTGCCCATTGATTGACGAGCATTCAATAGGATAGCAGAAGTCAACTTAGTGCCATCAGAGATGTCAAGAGTTTCGGTGTGAGCATCAGCTTCGCCGTCTAGACCAGCAATTGTGCCGTTACCATTCAGAATCATAGCTTCAACAGCACGAGCGTGTGAACGAGCAACACCTTCTACCAACATAGGCATAAGGTTAATTAAAACTTGCTCATCAACATCGTTATCCATGAATGTGCTTGATACCAAACGGTAAGCATTCAAGATAACTTGCTTAGGCTTATAAGTGTTGTCAGTAGCGCCACGGTTTTCTAAGTTACCGCCGGTAGCAGCAGAAGCCCAGTCAGCCAAACCTGTATCAGGTTGGATTGGCAATACTGTAGCTGCGCCATTTACTGGAATTTCGCGGAACATCTTAGCAACTTTAAGCTCGAGCTGAATTTCCTTCTCAATTTGAGCAGAAACTTCTTGGTCGATGTCAGCAGCGTTAGTTGTGTAGTCGATACCAGCTTTTTGCATCAGGTCACGAGCATAGTCTGTTTCCATGCCCTTGCGAGTCATAACACCCAGCATATGAGCTGTCATGAACTCTTTGCCCCACTTAGAAATCTCATTACCGCCTACACGGTCAGAGAATACGCGCTTAGACTCACGCATCTTGGTGATTTCTTCAGTCTTTTCTTCAAGCTCTTTCTTGTATGTAGCAAGAACTTCTTCCATGTTAGCTTCACGCTCGTTCAGCTTAGCTTGAACATCTTCTAACAGACGCTCTGTACCAGATTCAACACCTGTTACAACGGCTTGCTTAACTTCTTCTTCTTGCTGAGCTTTAGCTTCTGCTTCTGCAGCGGCTTTTTCAACAGCTTCTTGTTGTGCAGCTTCTTCAGCGGCTTTTGTTTCGGCTTGCTTCATTGCAATCTTTGCAGCAGTTTCCTCTGCTACCTTCTTAGCAAATGCTTCCAAGTCGATTTCTGAATTCTGTACTTCAGACATTTGTATCTCCTTTTGGGTTTCTTCAACCCCGTCCGGTGTATCACTAGCTACGCTAGAAGTATTAACTTCGTCTTTAGCCAGAGTCTGACCGGCTAGATTTACACGATTGGTGAAAGTTTTTTTGAATTCTTCGTACTCTGCTTGAGAGTCAAAAGACTTCGCCAGAGAAAAAGTAGCTGCTTGATTGCAAGGAACGGATACTACCGAAACTTCAAACAACTCAGCGTCCTTTATCTTTAATCCGTCGGTTTCCTCTAAGTAATCAGCATCCTTGACTCGGAAACCAACAGAAAAGGCTCCAAGGACACCGTCTTTAACTAATTCACAAACTGCTGCGGGAGCAGATTTGCTGATTTTAGCTTCGAGTTCTAGACCGTTTTCTGTTACTTTTAGTCCAGTAGCTCGACCGATTGGCTTATCATAATCATGATTAAATAAGATAATCGGGTTCTTCTCAAAATTCTTTAGGCCGCCCTTTGTCCACGCTTCGTGAGAGATTGAATCTCCCGCTCGGTCAAAGTCTGCCGTACTTGCCATACCACGAATCATAACACTACCGTCTTCAGTAGTGTGAGATTTGAAAGTAGAGGTTAGATTAAATATCTTTTCCATTTTACTTC